AAGAGCTACATCAACGGTCTTAGCGCTTGCAGATTTTGCAGAAATGGCAATGCCCAATACTGGATTTGTGTCTGTTTTAGTTGCACGCTTTTGCGTTTTATCAAAATACACAACATCACCTACTGCAAATGCTTCTGTCACAACTGCATCAACTGTAAAACATCCTGTGACCTTAACCGCACCGATTGCACCAGGCGCAATATCAGTTATTGCCACGCCGTGCATTTTGCCGACAGGGACAATATCCCCTACGGCAATCATATCGGATGCTGTATTTTTAAAATCAATACGATCTAATTCTTGAATGAATTGTGCCATATCTAGTTACCTCCTAAATCAATTACTAATTATTTACCAGGGTTTTTGTACAAGCCACGGAAGTCGAGCGCTGTTGCGTTGCAATCCATTGCTACTTTGTACTCGATGCCATCAACTTTAAAGCCTGTTTGTGTTTCCAATCGAGGTGTTTCAACACCATTCAAGTACGTTACTTCGATAGTTTGAACATCTGTAGGACGAGCTGCTAAATACCATGCGTGTGGATCTGTTAATGCCGCATCAACTACAATAGTGAATCGACCGCCGAATGGGTTAACTGTATCATTGCTACGAGCTGGGTCCACTGTGGATTTAACTAATTCGTAAGCCAATGCTTCGAGTTCTGGCGGAATAATCAAATATGTAGGTGCGATGTTCAAATTGCGATTTTCGCCAATATGCTTTTGACGGCGCATTGCTGCTACACCCGCAGATAAAGATGCAACACTTAATTCAGCACCAGTAGCCGCCAAGTTGCCTCTGTCAGTACCGAATAGTGCTTTACCGTCACTCAATACGGTATTACCTGTTAGCAACCCGTACACCATGCTGTTGATGGTATCCTTTGCAGAACGACCAAATTTGGAGGCGATATCTTTGAACACACCCAAATCATCATTGATGATAGCTTGTCGTGTTAAGCTGAATGTACGACCGTATGTTAATACACGAACGTCGTTACCAGCTTCTTCCAACTTAGAATCCTTGAATTGTCCACCTTCAGGAACGAGTTTCAATTCAGCTGTTTCAGAAAGTAAAATACGTTTTGCCGGTTTGAAATCACGGTTACTACCTTTGCCGGTCCATGCATCGAATGTAGCCGGTGCAGTTTCATAGCCTTGTACCAAGGACTTATTTGCTACGTTAGACAAAGCAATTGGGAATGTGGATGTGGAGTTAATTGCTTCACGTGCCAATTCCAATCGGTCAGCATAGTTAGCGGTTAAGCCTTCACGAACCAAAGACTCACGAGCTAATTCCATCAAGGACATAGAACGAAGTTCATTTGCACCTGGTGCAGGATTTGCAACTGGGATGCCTGCAGACATCATCAAAGCGTCCTGCATGGCCATGCGGAACTTATCAGAATCTGCTTCGCCGACTTTAGTGATTACTGGTTTATTGCGTTCACGCAACGCATCCATTACTGCCTCACGAACTTCGGCAACAGATTTGCCAGATTTGATGAATTCATCTACACCGTCAACTTCGAAATCACGGCACAAACTTGTGATTGTAGATACGCGTTCACGTTCTGCCGCAATCAACTTTTTAGCGTCATCCGCATTAAAACCTTTAACTCCGGACTCTGGTACTTCCGGTACTACTTGTGGCACGTTTTGCTCAGTGCCTTTTGCTTTTGCATCACCTTTCATAGGTTCCTCCTCATTATCATCTACACTTCTGCCTACCCCTACACTTGGATCCGCAGGGACGGACACAATACTAATTTCCAATGGTTCCCAGTCTGTGATTACATAACCCGGACCAGTAAATCGACCGTTGGAACTTTTAGAATCGGAATCAACTAATTCCTCGTATCGGCTTATGGAATACCCGACACTCACGCCCTGTAGCGTGCCTTTTAACACTTTTTGATAAATCTTTTCGGATTCATCATCTTCATCGAATCGAACAATCGCTTTGCCACGATTGTCTTCAATCCACACATTCTCGATGTGTCCGACTACAGCATCACGGTCGTGATTGAATAACACCGTACCCAAACCATTATTAAAGCGGTCTAGGTTAATGCATCCATCGTCATGGCACAATATCTCTGTTCCGAACCATCTTTCATATGGCTCTTCAGAGGAAAAGGACAATTCGACGGTACGATCATCGTTCGCTTCGATATTTGTAATTTGTGCCTCTCGGGCATACTTACCTAAGAGCTGCTTTGCAAATTTCCCCACTAGCTATCATCTCCTTTCATATCAGTGGTACTATCATCCGCTAAATTCGTTATGTCCCCATTCATATCAAGGGCAACACCCAATTCCTTAATGCGGTCTTGTTCCAGCTTCCGCTGTTCAAGCACTTCTTCCCAGTCCTTACCAGATGCACTACATACGTCCTCGAGCGTTGTGAGTCCTGCCTTAATGGCTTCCTTGTTAGCATTAACTTCCTTAACAGGGTCAATCCAAGACCAGCCTGGAGCTAACCACGCTACTTTCTTATAAAGTTTTGGGTTTGCTGCATAGTCATTGGCCGGGATAATTCCCTTTAGATAGCATGCTTCAATGAAAGCCCGCCATACAGGCATACAAAAATGCTCAATTATAAAACGCTGCATCTGCTTGAATGATTGCTGGTCCTCCAGCATATTCTGCCGAGCTGCGGAGAAGTTACCACTAATATTGCGCGTCACTATGTCCGCGCTTAGACCCATACCTGACGCTATGCGTCTTGTTTGGGTCGCCGAATATTCTGATGCGGTTCCTGCATTTCGCTTAGGTTCCGCAAATGAAATTGATTCACCTGCACGTAGATGTTGGATAATTCCTGGTGCCATTGAACGAACTTTCTTGCCTTTACTGTCAATCTTATTTGCAACTATCGGGTTACTCCCAGTATTACTTGTTACAAACGCACCAAAACATGCTGCTACACGAGCCGCTATAAGGTCAGCATCCATATATTCATCTACGTCATGAATACGCTTTAATACGAGGGCTAACATACTAACCCCGCGCAGTTCACTAGGTCTGCGAGGCTTATGTAATAGGAAAGCCCTATTACTTGGTAGCCTTGCCTCGTTAAACGACCGTATTCCTAATGGGTCTGTTTGGAATACATGATAGGCTATTGGTCTTCCGTATTTATTAACTTCCACACCATTAACAATTCTGTTGCCGTTCTCGCTTACCGATACGGCTCCGATATTCTCGCCCTCGATAAGCTGTAATGATAGTGGTATATCTGCGCCTTCGGAGGTCATATTAACTAAGATTTCCCCGTCATAGACCATTCGGCGCAGAGCCATTTCCTGCAATTCATAGAACGTAGATATTCCTCGGATATCCGCATTCTCTTTATCCACCCAGTCAGACCAAGCCTCCTCAATCTTCTTATTGAGTCTTTCATTCAGCTTTCCTGCGCGGGTCTTAATTTTGCACTGTGGCTTTATTCCTGTACCTACTACGTTCCGTAGTAATGCCAATACAACACTTTCAGCGAGGTCACTATTAAGTTCTGCTGCACGTGCACGACCTCGGATCAAATCACGTTGGCCTGATGCTACTTGTTCAGCTGTACCAAATACTGGCATCCAGTCGCCACTCAATCGGTCTGTTGACGCCGCATCATATCCACGTTCAAGCGAACTACGGAAATATGCTCTACGGGCAGCGCGTTCTGGATTGAAATAAGCTATTACCTTATCAAGTATATTCATCGTCGCTCCCATGACACGTAGGATGTCGTGCTATTACCTGCCTCATCATCAACGCGAGCCATTAACTCACGCTCACGGGCGTATAATGTCGGCAGGTCATGCGTCTTAAATCGCTTACCACCTACAGACATCTCGGCGTATCCATTCGTCTCGATTTCCTCGATTATCGTTCGAATACGCTCCAAGTCTTCTCTTGCGCTCATGGTCTCACCTCCTTCTTAACTAAACCAACCTCTGCTATCTGCGTTAAAGCCTTCATCATCCGTATCTTCGTCCTCCTCATCGGTATCCGGATTATATTCAGGTAGGTATTTAACACCTACCGAGTCCGCCACCATGGCGTTGTATACACACGTATCCAACAAGTGATTTGTTGGATGACTGGTTAATGGTTTCCATTGCACTGTAACTGCTCCGGTCTTTACATTTCGGATTTCTTGCTTTTCCTCTGACCGTAGGTGCTCCGAATATTCCTCTGGGCAATCCTTAAATAAATGGATTGTGCCAGGCTCATTAGCCGGACGCACCATACGTGCAAATATAAAGTCCTTCCAGTAATCGGTATTCACTACGTACAGCTTCATACCGCCAATGACGCCCTTTTCGATGCTGCTCATCTTATAAGGCGGCGCTAGAGGACTGTGCGAAGAATCACCTTTAACTGGCACGCATACTTCTGGGTACTGCGCACAGTACTGATATACTTCATCTGTTCGGTAGCCACTATCGATACCGGCCCTCACAATCTTACGGGCCTCACCATACTCTGATGGATATTCTCTATCGATAAGTATCTCGGTTAAGTCTGCCCAACTACTTGCTTGACCATAATCGACTAAGTAACTTGATACACCATGAGCGTAGGCTCTAACCTCCCACCAGAAATGATCTTGCTGCACGTCGACGGATGCAATGAGTAATGGTGCATGCTGTGGCACAATACCACGAGGAACTTCCGATTGCGTAAACTCTAGATTCTGTGTGCTTTTAGTTTTCGCAGATTTCCACGGCTCTGCTAACCATGAGTTGATGAAGTTCATTAATGAGGCAGGTGTACCTTTGGAATTCTTAAACTCGTACGCAACGTCTCCGAACGTGACCCACGGCGAATATATCGACGATAAGTGATACGAAATTGAGCGGACTTTGCTTTGCGATGCATTTACCGCTTCCCATGTTCCATGTCTTAACATTTCCATTTTGTGCTTATCGTAGATGTGTCCGCCGCAATGTTCACATTCGTAATACGCTGTATCACGTATCATGTCCGCATTATCGTTGTGTTCATCTGGCCATTTTATCTGCTTAAACTTGAGGGTCTGCGACACTCCGCAATGTGGACATGGCACGTAATACTGCCTGCGCTCATTTGCATTCATGAGCGCCTGCCAAATATTACCCGACTCAACAGTAGGCGTGGATACCATTACTATTTTCTTATCCACGAACGTTTTAGTACGTTCCTTTGCAAGTTTTATTGGATCAGCTTCCTTACCTGAAAAGGCGGGGTATTTGTCTATTTCATCAAAGAATAGATACTTGATTGACCGGCTTGATAAGCTACTAGGTGAGTTCGCACCAACCAGTACCATATAATTGCCGTTATTGAAATCCAATTCAAGCAATTTACTATTCTCGTCAAAATTATCACTAATAGATTTAACCGATTTAATCATCGGTTGCACTCGCTTATCACTAGCAAATTTAGCAATAGTGTCTGTTGGGTACACCATCATAACTGGTGATTGTGTTTGGTCTAACGCATACCCTATCATGTTGAGCTCTGCTTCAGTCTTACCGATTTGCGCTCCAAAGCACAATACAATCTGTTCAATCAGAGGGTCTGTAAATTTGTCCATAGGCTCTTTTAGATATGGAGTTCGATTCGTTCTCCACCTACCTGGCTCTGCGGATATATTTGTTAATACCCTGAAATTGTCAGCCCATTCTGATACAGTGTATCGTTCCGGTGGTTTAAATGCGTCGAGCTCTTCCGGGAACCAATTAACTCTTGGCTCTACTTTTACCGGTTTTGACTTCCGGCGTGTACTCGCCTTTGCGCGAGTAACTTTCGAGGTAGTCTTCGGCAACTTCGCTCACCACCCTTTCCACCGTCGCTCGTTCTTCTGGATCCGTGAATTCACTCCCTACTCTTTTACCAAGTTTTATGAGTGAGGACTTTAATTCTAAAATACGAGCAGACCATTCTTTCGCTACGTCTGCACGAGATACGTACTCACCGTTTAACACGTCGAGTAATTTCTTTTCACGAGCAGCTCGAGACTCTTTATAGTCAGCTTCAGCAATTAGCTTTCGTGTGGCCGCTGATTGGTCTTTAGATTTATCCCCCTTGGCTTGGCCAAGATATACGAGAACTTCACGGAGGTTCCACCAACCCGTTGCCGCTTTAGGCATGCCCGATTTATGGTGTCTCGAAATAATCTCAGGAGTTACTCGAAGAAGGTCGCATAATTGCGCACTAGATACTAGCAAATCGCCTGCGTTATTAAATTTCACACGTGGTTTTTCACTCGTCGCCATGACTTCTCCTTTCTGTCCTTTGACAATCGACTTTCAACCGTTAAAAATCTCCTACATAGAGACAAATATCGCGCGGAGCCGACCACCGCTGGATTTATCGCTAGGGAGTACCTTTTATCATTCATTCTCATCTATTGCTATATCGATAAAATCTGATGAAGTAACCAAAAAGGACTACGTGGTTGTGTCGTAGTCCTTAATGATTCCTTCTGCTTATAGCCCGTGGAGGAAGGTATTCACTATGAACGTACCCTACAGCTTATGGCTCCGGAGGACTTTCCCTGGTTATCCCCCTTACCACGCTTGTAGATTATCATAGAACCCACCTCTAATTGCATATCGTCTTTATTTATTTTTAGAAAAAACTTGACAAAAGCTTTTAACAGCGTTCCTTTGGATTGCATATATTCGTGCTTCACTGTAGCGCATGCTTTCAATGACTTCTTTCATGCTCATTCCGAAGTAGTATCTGTTCTCTAAGAACGTACGCTCGACGTCGTTAGGTATCTTACATATCAGTGTCCATAGTTCGTATCGCTCCTTAGATAAGGTGCGGAATTCTTCCGCCAAATCGTTCTGCGCTGTTTTTAGATTTAGTTGCTGCTCTGGAGTATTCGACCGCTCCTCTTGCGCCTCGGCTTCTAGTCGCTGTAAGTGCGCCTCGATATCTTTCATCCGCCTACGGCTATTAAGTAATCGTTGTAGCTTTCTAACTCCAGGGTGCTTACTCCCAGTACATGATCTATTCATAGGCTCACCTATACTGCAGTATCGTCACTGCCAATCAGTTCGATATATCTTGATAGGTACCATTGCGCTTTTTTTAGGTCCTCCAGCTTATCGCCCTTACGACCTGCACGTGAGATGTACTTAATCACATTACCCAAGTGGTACGGGAATTGTTGGTCTTCGATGAAGTCGATAACCTCAATCTTACCTTGTGTGTAATGTGGCGGATGATTAACCATGTCTTCTTTCTGTACTGCGTCGAGTTCTTTTTGCAGTGTCTGTTTTAGTTTTGACTTCTTGTCGTCTTCCTCTTCCTTCATCTTAGGCACCTTAGAGTATTTAGGAAGGCACTCTGGACAATATTTAGGCCAACGACCAGTAGGCTTGTCTTTTCTGTGGATAAATGTTTCTCCACAGGCTTCACAAGTAATCTCTTTACTATAACCTGCTTCAGGCGGTGTCATTACTTTTTCGCACTCAGGGCAGTAGTCCTCGTGAGTGGACACAGTAAATTTATCTCCGCATCGTCTGCATTTCTTTTGCATAATCTCACTCCTTATACAATTCCTTACGATA